ATACTCTGATTTTTACAAGAAAAATATAACATTTAACCTTTTAGACCCAGTTGGAGCTGTGGTTGAAGAATGGGAACTAAAAGGTGCGTATATTCAATCAGCTAACTTTGGTGATTTAGATTTTGCATCTTCAGACCCAGTTGAAATATCTTTAACATTAAGATATGATTACGCAATACTTAAATTCTAATAAAATACTTAAAATGAACTAATGGAAAAACCCTTGAATAAAAATCGAGGGTTTTTTTATTTTATATATATTTATATATGGAGATGTTATTATGAAAACAACATTTGACGAAATAATAGAAATAGTTTTAGAACATGAAGGTGGTTATGTGAATGACCCGGATGATGCCGGTGGTGAAACCAAGTATGGAATTGCTAAAAGATGGTATCCATCTGTGGACATTAAAAATCTTACCAAAGAACAAGCTAAAAAAATATATCATACAGACTATTGGAGACGAGGTAAGTGTGATGAAGTTCCACCACAATTAAGACATATTTATTTTGATATGTGTGTCAATTTTGGTAGAAGTGGAGCTGTTAAGGTTTTACAACAAGCTGCTAATTCTAAAAACAGAAACAAGATTGAAGTAGAT